GACGGTAGACACCAGCAGTTCGGCCACTGCCTTTCGGTGTACCGATGAAGACTCCACCTTGATCGGTTGTGCTGAGCTTGTTGGCAATGGTCCCGAAGATGTTCTTCTTCGGGTTGCCGGCTGCGTTGAGGATGGTTGAGGTAGGGACCAGGCGGCCACCGGAGGGGATGGCCCCATTGCCTAGGCCCCGTAGGAAGCCCTCGTAGGGCTTGGCTTTACGGTCCCCACCACGGATCTGGGTGGGGAAGAAGCGGCGGGTGGGGTCGGCGTATACCTGGGCCTCGAGGTTGACCTTGGTGGACTTGGTGTAGCGGAAGGCGGTCTGGGTGAACTTGGTGGGGTTCACGAATGATCGGGTGGTCTGCTGGCCCAGATCTTTGCGGACGTTGAAGGCGACGTTGTTCAGCGCTACTGAGGTGGCGTATGGCAGCTGGTTCTTGATCGTGGCGACAAACAGCTTGGCCTTGTCAATGTCTTTGTCGTCGATGCTGAGGCGGATCGCCATTGCTCAGGCTGCGATGGGGATGATGGTGGCGAGGAGCCCTGGGGCTTCAGTGCCAACGGTGTATCGCTTGGCAGCGGTGATGGAGACAATCTGCTGATCACCGCGATAGAGGATGCCAGCCCAGGCATCACCACAGGAGCGGATGAGCTTGTCGAGGTCAGGCTTGGTGAGCTTGTTGATGGGGGCTGATGGCTTCAGGCCCTTGCGGTTGAAGTGCGAGGCAGGGCGCGGAAAGCGGAAGGTGAGGGAGATGGCGATGGTGGCGTCCAAATCCCAAGGGTCTGTGCGTGCGGTAAGGGCAGCGGTGGCGAGTTCCTGGCGCCAGGGCTTGAGCTTGCTGGCGTTGCTGTGGGTGAGGATTGTGCGCCCTTGACGTGAGCCGAGGGACTTCATGCTGCCCTGCGGTTCAGGGATGCCGATCACATCAAAGGTGATCATGCGCCGAGTGTGGTGGCCTCGAGGATGGCCTGGCGGAGGAGGCGTAGCTCAGTGCGGCCTGCGGTGTTGGTTGGGAGTTGATTGAGGCGGATGGTGATGAGTGAGGCGATGCGCGTGAGTTCGTCGATGCGGCCTTGGTCGTAGGCAGCGCGGATGGCTGGATCGCCTTGGAGGCGGAGCCGTTCATGCTCAAGGGCTTGAGCAGCGGAGTGAATGGCGTCGTGGAGACGCTGCTGTGCGGTATGGAGTGAGGTGGTCACGGCTTGGGCGGGCGGATGGTCCAGTAGGGCTTGGAGGGCTTGGGGATAGCGGCGCCGGTTTCAATGGCCGTTTCCTTGAGCGCCTTGAGCTGCGCTTCGATGGTGGTTATTTCGTCTGGGTAGTCGTAGGACGAACGGCCAGCGGACCAGGAGAAGGCGAAGTCGTTCCAGCTGAACTTGTCATCGACCAGGCCGGCTTCGTGGAGGGTGTCGAGTTCATCGAGGAGTGCAGCGCGATCGGCTTCGAGTGCCTTGATGGTGCTGGTGATGGTGATGAGCTGTTCGGCCAGCTGCTGCTGGCGTTGGAGGTCAGCGACCTGCATGGGAAATGATGGTGAAGGCGATGGCGAAGAAGAAGAGGACGGCTGGAGCGTCGGGGTGCTGGAAGAGGGTTTTCACGACCCGTAGAGAGGGGCAGGCGGACCATACCGTTCCTGATTACAGGTTGGCAATGGGCCTGCGACATTCTGATGTCGGAGAGGGCCGGGTCAGTACGGAAGCTCAGCAGCGCTGTAGGCCTCCCAAGCGGCCTCCCACGCCTCTCTGCACTCCTGTGCCCCATGGGGCTGCAGACGCACCTTGCCGGGCCTGCTCCAGACCGTGAGGGCGCGATCGAAGGTGATGCCATGCTCTGCGGCCATCGTGAGGTAGCAGCCGAGCTGCGCCTTGGTGCAGTACGGGCCGGCGTCAGGCCGTTTCTGAGTCTTGAGATCAAAGAGTGTGCGCTGGCCGGTGGCGGGCACCAGGAAGGCGCCATCGAATGTGCCAGCGATGTTGAGGGCGCGGCTGCAGAGCGCCATTTCGGTGGCGATCACCTGCACGTCACGCCAGAGGGGGTGAGCGAGTAATGGGTCGATCCAATCGCGGTAGGGCTCGAACTCATCGGATGCGATGGCAGCAGCTGCCGCGGCCTGGTCGCCTTGTGGATGGTGATTGCCCCAGAGGTGGAGTTCAAGGGCTTTGTGGATGGCGGTGCCGCGAGGTGCCCATTCAGGGCGTGTGGCATTGATGCGCTCCATGGCCAGCTCGCTTTTGCCGTGAGCGAGGACACCAGTGGTGGAGATCGGGAAGAGGTGAGTGCCGAGCCAGTAGGTGTGATCGGAGTGGCGGAGGCGGAGGTTGGGGATGGGCTGGAGCCAGGTCATCAGGTGGGGTGGGGGGGGGCTGTGTATGTAGGGAGGAAAGCGGGAATTATTTGCTGAGATCCACTGCAATCACTGGAATCCCTTAGAGCGGATTAGCGGGAATTCGGGCAGGAAAACCAGCAACTGCAGGAATTCCCGGAGGATTCCCGCAAATTCCCGCAAAATTCCCGCATCTGACCAAGGCAAAAATCCAGTCATACCAATGCTTTACAAAGAAGTTTTCCTTTTTTCCTTCTTTATAGAGGTAGGAGGGGGAGTGGCTGATGGATGAGTCATTGCTCTGCCTTGCCGACGATCCAGTGATTCACGTCGGCGCCCTGGCTGAGGAGGCTGAGAAACTTCTTGCCGTGAGGCGTCAGGCGCCAGTTGCTGGAGCTTTTGAGGATGAGGCCGCGTTTGCGCAGCCAAGTGAGGTTGTTGCGGATGGTGCTCTCGTTGAAGTGGGGCAGCTCCTGGTGGAGGTAGACGGTGGAGCTGGGGATGCCTTGCTGCTCGCGCAGGTCGATGGCATCGAGCAGGGCAGCGCGGGCGTTGCCGGTGATCTGGCCTTCAGTGATGGAGAAACCGTCTTCGGTGAGGCGGTAGGCAAACTCACGGGACTGGCTGCCGCGGAGCTTGTGAACGCTCCATTCGTTGACGGCGCCTTGGTCGGTGGTCTTGCGGGTGATCTGGTGAACGGCGGAGGGGATCTGGTTGATGTTCTGATTGCCTGCCGCGGCCTGGAGCCCTTTGCCGCTGGTCTTGCCGCCGGCAGGGTGGTGAAGCCAGAGGAGTGAGCAGTAGCGGCCCACGAGGGCCTGCATGAGGCGCATGAGGGTGCCGACAGGGCCGATGCCGAAGTTGATGCCGGCCAGCTCGAAGACGGCCTTGAGCGAGTCGATGACGACGAGGGCGTAGCCACCGGATTCGAGTTCGATGCGCAGCTCCTCGAGGCCTGCTGGTGTGCAGGACCAGGAGGGGAGATCGTCTTGTGGTTCTGCGGCCCAGATGGTGAGGTTGGCGTCTACGTCGGGGTCATCGGCGTGGCCGAGGTCTTCGAGGTATTCGCGCACCATGGCGCGGGCTGATTCACCACCGTCAGTGCCGATCCAGAGCACCTTGCCGGTGCGTGAGGGTGGGATTTCCTGATCGAGGAAGGGCAATCCTTTGATGGTGCAGACAGCCATGGCTGCCGCGGCCATGGTTTTGCCGGTGCCACCAGCGCCGAAGAGGAGGTGATCACGGCGCCAGAGGAGGAATCCTGGGATGAGGTCTTCAGTGATGGAGCTGAGCGGATCGGATGCTTTGCGACCGCGGCGCTGGCCGTTGTGTGAGGTCTGGAGTGGAAGGTTCCAGCGTTTGGCGAGGGCATACCAGAGGCGCTCGTCGATGGCGCTGCCCTGGACACCGAGCGCCCAGAGGTCGGTGCGGATGGCCTGCTGTTTGCTCCAGGTGTCGTGTGGTGAGAGCTGGAGGTCAATGAGCTGCTCAAGGTGGAACTCGATGAGTTCGTCTTTGGGCTTGTCTGGTGGGTGTTGCGGGCCTGCTGCTGTGGCGTGCTCGTCGTGAGGGTCGGCGTAGGTGTAGGCAGTGTGCGGGGTGCGTGGTGGTTTGGTGTAGCCGTCCTGCTTGGCGAGGAAATAGAGGGTGCCGAGGGTGATGCCGTGACGCTTGAAGGATTCCCACTTGGCTAGGCATTCGGCTTCATCAAAGTTGCTGGAGCCCCGGGACCAGCGAACCCAGTGTGAGAGGAGGCCAGGGTCTACGGAGTGGAGGGCCATGCCGACCTTCAGCCAGCTGTCGTAGTCATCGCGTGGGTTGATGTGATCGAGGATGGCGAGGGCGCGATCAGCGTCACCGGGCTGGGGTGTGTATTCCTGCGTGATCGGCTCGTCTGGTGCCTTGTAGAGGGGCTCGAGGAGCCATTCAGGAGCATCTGCGACTTGAACCTGCTCGGGTGAGCGGTTAGGCAGCCAGGTGTATCCAGCGGTGTCGGGGTGAGCGCCTGCAATGACGGACTGGTGACCGCTCCAGCGGAGTTCGAGGACGGTCTTGCCGTTGATCTGCCAGCGGCGGCGACCGCGGAGGAGCGGCCAGTATTCCATGGGTACGCGGAAGGCGAGCTGGCCGCGTTTAGGGAGGCCTGAGGACCAGCCGACCGTGTGGGGGAGGTCAGTGGCTGGGCGGTTGTAGACGGAGGCGAAGGTGGGTTGAGCACCAGGGCCGTCGAAGTCAACCGCGAGGAGGCCACCGGATGGGGGACCGAGCACCACGCCAATGGCTTTGATGTGTGCGCTGGTGGAGGCCAGTGCCGTGATGCCATCAACGTCGTAGGTGGTGGCAGCCCAGTTGGTCTTGAGGTGGCCGGTGGCGGCGTCGATGGGGCGTTTGCGATCGTCTACGGGAATGAGTTCCCAGTCGGAATCAAGGTGCTGAAGGGCATCCAGCACCGTGGGTGTAAGGGTCATGGTCACGGGAGACCGATCAGCAGCTGCTGCTGGGGCGTGGTTTCAGTCTCAGGAGACGGAGAGGCCTGAGGCGTGAGAGAGGGCTGGTTGAGGCGGTTGAGGTATTGGGAAACGGTGAGGCCACCGAGCAGATCTGGCACGTGGTGTTCGAGCAGCAGGCTGTCGTAGAGGTCCTGGCGGCGCTGGGCCTGGAGGTCAGCGGGCATTGGTGGAGGCCTGCTGTTGTGGGGTTTGGCTGTCGATGGCCTGCTGGATCAGCAGGCGGATGACAGTGGAGCGGGAGGCGGTGTGAGCCTGCTGGGCGAGCCACTGGTGGTGGTGTGGCGGGATGCGGATGGTGAGGGACTGCACCAGATATGGGGCGCGGGTGCGGCGGTTCTAGGGCATACGCCTTCGGAATGCAAGCGGAACGCTTGCCATTACGGTTCGGCAATGGCAGGATGCGCAAGCGCTGCAGCCTGATGCGCGGCGCCTACCCACCAAACAAGGAGTATTCGATGGCTACCAAGGCCGTTGCAGTGGCGATCACGCCACCAGATTTCCGCCAGCTGTTGCTGAACATTCGCGGCACCAGCCCGCTGGTGATCAACCGATTCAGCGCCAAGGCGATGGAGATGATGCGGCAGACCCAGGAGGCGGGCAGCACTGCTCGCAGCCGCAAGACTCGCGAAGCCAAAGATTTCGATGCGCTGTATGAAGGTGCCAAGCACGTGAGCGATCAGGGCTGGGAGGGCATTCATGCGGCAGCGTTCCGCAATGCTGCGATCAGTGCCTGCCGTGCCTGCGGTTTCAAGATGACGCACGCCAAGCTGGCGTTCATGGTCTTGGCTGATGGCTTTGATCGTGTTGATGGCGCTCCTCTGGTGCGTTTGACAGAGGGAGAGGCAGAGCAATGGGTTGCTCCTACACGGAATGCCACGGGTGTGATTGATTTGCGCTGCCGTCCGATGTATCGGCAATGGGCTGCGACGTTGCGGGTGCGTTACGACGCGGGGATGCTGACGGATTCTGATGTTGCCAACTTGATCTCGCGGGTGGGATTGCAGGTGGGGATTGGCGAGGGGAGGCCTGATTCAAAGGATTCCGCTGGCCTGGGATTTGGCTTGTTTGAGCTGGTGTGATGCAGATAATCAGGCACGGTTTGGAGTCGCAGGCGCGGCGCGGCGTGGCGTGGCATGGCTGGGCCGGGCACGGCAAGGCTGGGCGAGGCAGGCAAGGCGCGGCGGGGCCAGGCCTGGCCGGGCCCGGCGAGGCGGGGCAGGCGCGGCCTGGCCTGGCCTGGCGAGGCCTGGCAGGCGCGGCGAGGCGCGGCATGGCATGGCGGGGCGAGGCAGGCGTGGTTAGGCGCGGCCTGGCGCGGCCTGGCGAGGCCTGGCATGGCATGGCAGGCGTGGACTGGCCTGGCGAGGCGAGGCGCGGCGAGGCCCGGCAGGCGTGGTTAGGTGCGCGTGGTCAGCCCCGGATTGCCGTGGGATCGCATCAACCGGGGCCATCAACGGCCCCTTTCTTCCTTCTTTTTCTGAATCACAATGACGACGTATTCCTATCGCAGTGGCATTCCTAAGCCACCTGTTGATGCCCAGATTGCTGGCAAAGAGCTGGCCAGGATTGCTAAGCGCGATGGAGTGATCAATCCTCATGTGGTGCTTGATGAATCACGGGATGACGACGCTCCATTGCATCCTGCTTTTGAGTGGGATGATGCAATCGCTGGCGAGCACTGGCGGCTTGATCAGGCGCGTCGCATTGTCCGCGCTGTGGTGATCGTGTCTGATGCTGAAGAGCGAGAAGAGCAGCAGGTCTATTACCACGTGCCGTCGCAAGGCGGTTATGTCCCTTCGGATCTGATGCTCACCAGGCCTGATCTTTATAGAGAGGCATGGAAAGAGTATGCAGCCAGGATGGCTGCTGCTGAGACGCAGTTGAGCAAGCTGGAGCAGCTGGCGCCAACTGTTGATCTCCCAAGGATTCAGGCAGCGAAGGCAGGCCTGCAGACCGCTGCACTGGCTTTGTGCAGGAAGTGACCCCATGACCACCACGATCACCAGATACCGCGATTTCATCGCGTCAAAGGGCACCGCTGCTGCTCGTTATGGCTTCAAGCCGCAACACCAATGGGGCAGCCTGTTCCCGCACCAGCAGGCCACGCTGCAGTTCGCCTGCCAGCAAGGTCGGTCAGCAGCATTCCTGGATACCGGACTGGGTAAGTCACGGGTTGAGGCTGCTGCTGCTGCTGAGTTCAGCACCGCCACCGGCAAGCCATCGCTGATCCTTACCCCGCTGGCGGTAGCCCGGCAGATGGTGCGGGAGTGTGAAGCGATCGGGATTGATGCCCGCATGATCCGCGAGCAATGCGATGTGGGGCCTGGCATCAATGTGGCCAACTATGAGCGGCTACCGAAGCTCGATCCATCAGTTTTTGGCGGGATCGTGCTGGATGAGAGCAGCATCCTTAAGAGCTTCAGCGGGCCAACCAAGCGGATGCTGTGCGAGGCGTTCAATGCCACGCCATACCGTCTGGCAGCCACGGCGACACCAGCACCTAACGATCACATGGAGCTGGGCAACCACTCTGAGTTCCTTGGCCACTTGGGGAGCATGGAGATGCTGTGCCGGTGGTTCATCAACGACACCAGCACTGCTAGCCAGAGCTGGCGCCTGAAGGGCCACGCACAAGCGGACTTCTGGCGGTGGGTGGCGTCTTGGTCTCGGACTGCCACGTTGCCATCCGACTTAGGAGGCATAGACGATGGATTTGTGCTGCCACCGTTGCGGTATGAGCTGCATACGGTTACGGCAGACATCACCAAGGATGTGCCGGAGGGAATGCTGTTCCGCATCCCTGATGGCTCTGCCACCACCATCCACCGCGAGAAACGGTTGACGATGGAAGATCGCGTTGCCCGAGCAGCTGAGATTGCCAACCACGAGAGTGGAGCGGTGATCGTGTGGTGCGAGACCAACGATGAGTCGGCGGCTTTGGCGGCATCAATCCCTGATGCCATTGAGGTGCATGGCTCGATGGATCTTGATGAGAAGGTGGCAGCTTTGGATGCGTTCACCTTTGGCAAGGCGCGAGTGATCGTGTCCAAGCCAAAGCTGGCAGGGTTGGGATTGAACTGGCAGCACGCCAACACGGTGATCTTTGCCAGCGTCAGCCATAGCTATGAGCAGCATTATCAAGCGGTGCGGCGGGCCTGGCGCTTTGGCCAGACCAAGCCTGTTACCTGTCACGTGATCATCAGCGATACCGAGACGCCAATCTGGAACAACGTGCTGCGCAAGGCTGAAGACCATGCACGGATGAAACGTGCTATGGCTGAGGCGATGAATGGCATCCAACGCACCAGCAGCAAGAAGGCATACACACGCACAGCAACCATCACTCTTCCTGACTTTCTGAACCAATGAAACCTGACTATCAAGGCAAGAACTGGGCGGTCTATCTAGCCGACTGCATTGAGGTGATGAATGGGATGCCTGAGGGCATTGTGGATCTGGCGGTGTTTTCTCCGCCGTTCTCAGATCTCTTTGTGTATTCAGATTCTGAGCGTGATATGGGCAACTGCGGCAGCCATGAGGAGTTCATGGATCACTATTCGTTCTTCACGTCTGCGTTGTTCCGGGTGTTGAAGCCAGGGCGCGTGGCATGTGTGCATTGCTCAGACCTGCCAGCGCGGAAATCGAAGGATGGCTTCATTGGCCTGCATGACTTTGGTGGTGATCTGATCCGCGCTCACCAGGAGTCAGGCTGGGTGTACCACGCTCGTTGCACGATCTGGAAGGATCCAGTGATTGAGATGCAACGCACCAAGGCGCTGGGGTTGCTGTACAAGCAGCTGAAGAAGGACAGCACGCGCAGCCGGGTGGGGATGCCGGATTACATGCTGTTCTTTCGGAAGGATGAGGAGAACCCTGAGCCGGTGACGCATACGCCTGATGATCTGCCGGTGGGTATGTGGCAGGAGCTGGCCAGCCCGGTATGGATGAAGGTAAATCAGACCAAGGTGCTGAATGGCCGGATGGCTAAGGGGTCAGAGGATGAGCGGCATATTTGCCCGCTGCAGCTGGACGTGATTGAGCGGTGCATCACGCTGTACAGCAACCCCGGCGATCTGGTGCTGGATCCATTCAATGGGATCGGAAGTACGGGGTATCAGGCGTTGAAGATGAATCGGCGGTATATCGGCATCGAACTGAAGCCGGAGTACGCCAAGCAGGCTGCCAAGTTTTTAGAGCAGGCTGAGGGAAGTAGCCCCACGCTGTTCAGCGCATTGGAGGTGGCGGCATGAGGATGCCATCGGATGACATCAGGAAGATTGTGCTGACGCTGCCTGCGGCTGATGTGGAGCGATTGCGGCGGATGCTGCAGGGCGAAGAGAGTGTGCGGGATCTGATCAAGAGGATCCTGCAGGATGCGATTGCTGCAGGATGATGGATGAATCAGATATTGCCCTGCTCTACCTCCAGCGCCGATACAAGGGAGAGCACCCATACACCTTGGCGCTCAGGGTGCAATGTCTCACCGGGCGTGAACTCAGTGGAGCAGGCGTGAAGCGGATGCTCGAGCAGCAGGGCCAGCAGCAGGAAGCGCCATTGCGCTGCCGTGCCAATGAGGTGACGCAGCGCTTGCGGTTGATGGCTGCTGGTGTTGCTGACTTCAAGCTGGCGGCCCCAGTGGGATGGAACACCGGGGCGATGGTGAAGGTGGATGGATGGGTGATCCAGCTGGTGCAGGACGGTGAACAGCTGGCTTTGACGCATCGAGCGGTGGCACCTGATGGGCGCACGTGGTCCTATGGCTGCGAGCGTGATGACTGGAGCCTGGGGCCTGACAGCACGATCATTGATCCGCTGCTGCTGCTGGAGCCGGAGGAGCGCCAGGCATTGCTCGAGGTGTTGCAGCAGCAGGCTGCACCGGAGCCTGTGGTGAGTGGTGCGATGACTGCTGCCAATCGTGTGGTGGTGGTTGAGGAGACACCAGCAAAGCGCCGCAAGCGTGCGGCCAGACTTTCTACGACTACCAAGACGGATGGCTAGCAAACTTTGGAGTCCAGCCGAGCTGGAGATGCTGCTGTCGCTGCTGGGTGATCTGCCCTGGCCGATGGTGGTGAAGACCTACAACGAGTGGGCGACACGCCATGGGTATCTGCAGCGCACGGAGCTGGGGATGCGTCGGAAGGTTGAGCAGCGTCGCGGATCACGGCGCCCGGTGGGGAATTACGTCACCACTGGCTTTGTGAGCAAGCTGCTAGGTGTGAGCCATGAAACGCCACTGCGCTGGCTGCGTGAAGGGTTGATCCCTTCGATCCGGTACGGCACGGGTGGAGCGCATAAGCACTACATCCAGCGCGAGCACCTTCGCAAGCTGGCCAGGCTGAAGCCGCACATCTTTGGTGGGCAGAGCGAAGATACGCTGGTGCAGCTGCTCGATCACGAACGGCTGGCCAAGGCGATTGTGGCGCTTGATATGCCATTGCCGCGGCAGTGCAAGCCGGTGGTTTGTATGGAGACCGGGCGGCGCTATCCGTCGATCGGTACGGCAGCCAGAGCGGTGTACGTGACGCCATCGCGGCTGCAGTCAGTGGTGGATCACCCGACGAAGACCGCTGCCGGGTATCACTGGAGGGCAGCCTGAGATGCCATCGGGACGATCAATGCGGTGCCGCTGCCCGGTGTGCCGTCATGACCTGACGCTGGTGGTGCAGGCGTGCAACCAGGATGACGGGATGATCGTGCGGCGGCGGAAGTGCCTGGAGTGCGACCACAGGTGGTACACGCTCCAGGAACCGGAGTACATGGTGAAGGCTGAAGCGGTGGCGTACCGAAATAAGCGGATGGTGGTGCGTCAATAGGTTGTGAGGGCACAGACGCAAGGCGTGCAGGGGGCTGTGGTGGGCAGCCCCTTTTTTCATGCCAGCGCCTGCCGCACCTGATAGCGGCTGACCTGTAGGTGATCAGCGATGCGTTGCTGCGGCCAGCCGTAGCGGCGTAGGCGGCGGATGCGTTGCTGGCGTGACTCGGTGACCCAGAGGATGATGCCGATGGGGATCAGCAGCGCCCAGAGCAGGGCGCAGAGGATGGTGGACATGGCTGAAATGCTGTGGGCGTCAGCAAGGGGGCAGCGCCCGCGCCTTGCGACTCCTCGAGCATAGCCCAGATCACGCATCAAGTACGCATCAAGGCTCAAACCGCTTGCAGTGACTGGGCAGTTGATACGACATCCGGGCCATTGATGAGGATTTGTACCTTGCAGTGCTGGCCTGTCGCAGGGCTGAAACCGACTCTGCTGCAAGCGATCTGCCGGGCTAAGGGCAGCAGGCCTTAGGGGCAGCAAGGGACGCAAAGGGCCTATGAACGGGCAAAGTATGCACCGGGCGTGCATACCGCCCAACTTCCCTTTTTCTGCGCTTCGTACTCGCCCATGGCGTCGATCTCAGCCCAGCGGGGCCGGCTGTACCTGCTTGCCACCGTGCCGCGGCGTGACGGCGCCCCTGGGCTCCAGCAGACGCGGATTGCATTGAAGCTCGACGACACGCCAGTCAATCGCCGCGTTGCTGCCAAGCAGCTGGCGACGCTGGAGAAGCAGCTGGCCGCCGGCACCTTTGATTGGGGCTACTGGCTCGATGAACTCACAGGCATCACATGGCGTGAGGCGATCGCCAAGCTCCACCGCGCGCGCGTGGTGCTGGGCCGCACCAGCGAAGCCACCTGGGAGATCAACTACATGGGCCGGCTGCGGCAGATCCCGCCAGGCTCACAGGTCACCACCGAATCCATGGCGGCGGCGCTGCAGCGCTACGAGCGCAACACCTGCAGCTACAAAGAGCTTTGGTACCTGCTGCAGCACCTGGGCCGACTGGTCAATGTGCCGTTCCCCGAGCTGCCGGTTCCGACTTATGGCCGTGCTCAGCCGGTGGCGGTGCCCACCGATGAGCAGATCATTGATTGGGTGGATAGCGCTGGGGCAGCGTCTTGGTATTTCGGAATGATGGCCACCTACGGCCTCCGGCCTCACGAGGTGGAGCGCTCGGTGCTGATCGAGAAGGATTACTGCCAAGTGGGCGATGACACCAAGACTGGCTTCCGCACGGTGGTGCCGCTGCCGCGGGAATGGGTGGAGCGGTTCAGGCTTCACGAGCGCCGGCTGCGGCCAACGCAGGGCGGCATTGATGAGCGTGGTGATGCGGTGTCGAAGTGGTTGTCCAAGGAGATGCGCCGGCTGCAGCTGCCATGGAGGCCGTATGCGCTGCGCCATGCCTATGCCGGGCGATTGTGGCGTGAAGGTGGCTCGCGCCTGGATGTTTACACGGCGTCGCGGTTGATGGGCCATACGCCAACCCAACACGCCAAGACCTACCGGGCACACATCCAGCCGCACCACATTGCAGAAACGGCAGAGCGGATGCTGGGTCAGTGACTCAGCTCTAGGCCAGGCACCACGGCCAAGACGTTGATGCGCACGGTGCGGCGCTGAGCATCGACTGGTGCCAGGTTGATGAGTTCGCGGCCCCAGCGCCAGCGGGACTTGCGGCAGCTGTCGGCTTCATGGATCAGCCTCTTGATGTGGCGCTCGGAGATGCCGAGGGCTTCTGCCGCTTGCGCAATGGTGAGCAGATACCGGCTCATATGCCGCTTGGGGTTCCCATTGCTGAGTCGTATGAGCTGCAGCGTACAGCACCTTATGGACACGTATGGGCACTTGCCGAGCTTGTTCGGTGACGCGCCCTACCCATGCGGACCTAATTCCCCTTAGCGTTTGCTAATGACCAAGCAGACCAGCGATTGCGAGAGCTTCGACGCCTTGCGCGAGGAGGTGCGGCAGTCGGCGCTGGCCTTTGGCCGGATGCTCAAGCGCTGGCGCTTGGCAAACGGCTGGGCTCAGGACACCTCCCAGTTGTGGGGTGAGGCGGCAGGCATCCCGCACGTGTATGCCTCGCAGTGGAGCCAGTTGGAGACGGGTAACGCCAAGAACCCAGGGCCATTGATGTTCCGCTGCCTGGGGGTGCTGAACCAGCGGCTGGCGCAGGAGAACTACGGCACCATCACCAACCTGGTGCTGCGGCAGCGGGTGCAGGGCGCCAAGGCTTTGTTCCACCCTGATGGGCAGCCGTGGCGCGGCGGTGATTTCTTTGCGGCGTATGTGGGTGAGCTGGACTGGCCGGAGCTGCCGGATCCTGCGGCTCCACCGAAGCTGAATGCCGAGCAGGCTGCTGAGATCACGGAGACGTATCGCAAGCGGTTCCAGCGGCTGGTGAAGCGCTCAGGCCTGGAGCCCCTGGCGGCAGCGGTGCAGTTGCTTGAGCACGTGGATCCAACGCCAGAGGTGCGGCAGGAGTTTCAGGGCGTGCTGCTGGGGTTTCGGGATTACACGCCAGAGCGGTTGAGCCAGCTGTGGGATGGGGTGCTGCACAAGCCGCAGAAGTGGCTGGATGACTGGGAGGCGCGGCTGAAGAACGGATAAGGACCGTCTACGGGTTGTGATTGGCGGCGCTGCACTTGCGCTGCGTATTGCTGTTCTGTAATGTCAGGCGGCTGCAGGGCCGCGCCCTGCCCAACGCTTCACCTCATGACCACAGATCTGACGATGCTCAAGGCATCGCTGGAAGCTGCCCAGGCGGCCCACCAGGCCGCCTCCTGCGCCTTGCATTCCGTCAATGCTGCAGTCTCTGCGCTGCTGCTCCAGTCCCAGGCCGCTGCCGCTTCTCCTGCGCCGATGCAGATTCTGCATAAAGAGACTGAGGCGCTACCTGTAGCGCCTGCTGCGGTTGCTGTCTGCGAGATGCCAGCAGCTGTGGAGCAGGAGCCTGATGAATTGGATCCATCGCTGGCACCGCTCAGCCAAGAGGAGCGCCAAGGCATCAATGCTCAGCTGGCAAGCCTGTCAGCGCCGCAGATCAAGGCCTTCACCGCTGCCTTCCGCGCAGCCTTCGATGTGCCGCCTGCCGTGAAGCTGATCAAGGGTGAGATCACCCAGCAGCGCCACGGGGTCTGGATCCTCGAGTACCTCCAATCAATCACCAATGGCGACAATCAATGAGCACATCAACGATGCCCATTACCACTTGGTGGCCGCAGCCATGCTCCTCGAGCGTGACTTCATCACCCGCTACCCCAGGGACGTTCAACACGGGCGGATCCTGGGGCTGCTGGATCTCCATGACCGACTCCAAGAGGTCAAGCGATTGGCCTCCGCAGTCCATGACCTTGCTCCACCGCCGGCAGTGGTTGCTGAAGCATCTGCCGAGCGGCCAGTACCTGCAGGCGGTGCAGGGCCGGCAGATCCTTTGGACGCAGCAGCCTGATCAGGCTTGCCATTGGATGACGCCTGATCGTGCGGTGGCGATCTTGAAGGCAGATCCAGATTTGTTTGGCAACATCACCGACATGGAACTGGTGGAGCTGGTCTTTACAGCTTCTTCAGCAACCCCTCCTCAATGGCACTGCCATGCCTAGATCTTCTACGACTCCGAAGCCGTATGGCACCAGGCGAGCAGGGCGCCACGTGGTGATGACCACGATCCATAGCGACTGCTACCTGCAGCTGCGGCAGTTCATGGAGCAGCACAACCTCACGGCTTCTGGCGCTGTGCATCACCTGCTGCGTGAGCGCTTCAATCTCCAACCCCTACCTCCTTTCTCCTGACATGGCCAAGCAAACCTTCCAAGCTCCATTGGGCACCGTGCGTTGGTGCCACTTGATCACCGCACGCAAGCAGTACGACGAGACCAAGCCACCAGCATTCAGCACCGAGCTGCTGCTGGCCACTGCTGAGCCGGCAACTCAGAAGTTCGTCAAGCAGATGGAGGCGTACTTCATTGAGCAGCACGGTGCCAAGGCCAAGCGCTCGCAGTACGCCTTCCCCTGGAGCCCAGACAAAGAGCAGGGCGATGCGCTGACGGTGGTGAAGTTCAAGCGACAGCAGTTCACCGACAAGACCACCGGCCAGCCGCAGCCTGGCCCCAGGATCATTGATTCGCAGTGCAATCCCTGGGATGGGGCGATCATCGGCAACGGCTCAAAGCTGCTGATCAAGTTCGATGTGTACGCCTGGGAGGGCGCAGCAGGTTGCGGGTTGAGCTTCCAGCCGCTGGCAGCACAGGTGGTGGAGTTCGTGCCGTATGAGCGTGCCGATGCGGCGGAATCGTTTGAGCCGGTTGCTGGCGGGTACGTCGCTGGTGCCGCCTCGGTCTTTGATGACGAGGTGGAGTTCTGATGACGAATCAAACCCCACAGCTACCGAAGCTGCGCGATCACGTGCGCTGGAACTACACGATGGTGTCGATCACCAACCTGCGCTACATGCACAGGTTGTTGTGGCTATTGATCGGCCTGCAGGTGGTGCAGCTCGTGATGAGGGCATGGCGATGACTGACCACATCCAAGAAACCCGCCGGCAGGCGTACCTGGAGTGGCTGTACCTCCGCTATCGCTGCACCGATGGCACGTACACCGGGCTGTACCAGCGCCGCATCCAAGAGCTGATCCAGCAGGACATGGATCAAGCCATCGGCCCGCTTGGAGATTGGAGCTGATCCATGGGGCAACTGATCCACCTCGACGATCACGACTTCAACCTCGGCCCGCGTTGGCGGGTTGAGCAAGATCCCACGATGGCTGCACGGCCTGATCTGGTGCGCTTTATCAAGTACAGCGCGGCACGCAAACTGCTTGATCAGATCGCCCGCTGGGATGGTGGCGGCTGGGATCCTGAGCGCTGGGCACCGAAGCATCCGCAGGTGCCCAGGCCGCTGCTGGCGATCGTTGAAGCCCACATGCGAAGGGAGAGGCGGTAATGGCCCCGCACTCTGGTCTTCACTGGTGGCTTGACCAGATTGGCCGCATCCCGCTCCTCACCCCTGCGCAGGAAATTGAGCTGGGCACGATCGTTCAAGCCTGGCTCAATCACCCTGATGGCCCTGATGCCTGCCCGCCAGGGATCAGACGCCGCGGCAAACGCGCCAAGGATCGCTTCGTCTCCGCCAACCTCCGCCTGGCCGTTGCCTACATCAGCAAGCACTGCCACCGGCTGGCCAAGCAGGGCAGCGTTGATGACCTAGTACAGGCCGCCAACGAAGGCCTGATCCGTGCCGTTGAGAAGTTTGATCCCACCCGTGGGTATCGCTTCAGCACTTATGCCTACTGGTGGATTCGTCAGGCGGTCAATCGCTGGGTGGATACCCAGAGCCGGATCATCAGCATCCCCGGCAGCCACAGCCAGTTGCTGGGTCGCCTCTCAGCGATCACCCGCCGGCTGATCCAGGAGACAGGCCGCGAACCCACCAAGGAAGAACTGGCGGCAGAGCTTGGCGTGAGCATGAAGGTGCTCGAGCAGCTGTTCATCAATGCCAAGCCGATCAGCAGCCTTGACTACGAGAGCTGCGACGGTGGTGATCTTGGCGATCTGATTGCCAGCCATGACATCAGCATCGAGCAGCGTGATGAAGAGCGGCAGATGGAGCTGCGTGCTGCCCAGCTGCGAGAACTGATCAAAGGCCTGCCGAAGCTGCAACAGCAGGTGCTCGCCCTGGCTTGGGGTCTCGATGGTGAGCAGCTCAGCAGCAAAGAGATCGGCACCATCATCGGCAAGGCCACGCGGGAGGTGGAAGCCTTGCTGCGCGAGTGCTACGAGCGCCTGCGTGGCGCTGCGGTGCAGCTGGTATTGATCACGGTGAAGCCGCAGCCAATACCTCAAACCCCACGGCGGAAATACAGGCCGCGGCACTGCCAGCATCCAGGCCAGATGGAGCTATTCAGCCGAGGATCTCGCGTGCCATGGCCAGGTGCTCATCACTCGGCCCACGCTTTGACGGCGTAGCACTGGAGAGCACCAGTTCCACCTCGAGCTGCCGCACACGGCCCAGGCAACGATCAAGCAGCTCACGCTGCAGATACCAGTCAGCAATCAACCGATCCGCCAGCTCATGCAGTGCTACCTGATCCAGGTGTGCAGCGCGGCGGCGATCAATCTCTTTCTCTAGCTCACTCTGCAGGCTGAGTTCAGGGATCAACCACGAGCCAGACCAGTCCATGGAGCACCAGGACGTGACGCCACAGTCTGATCAGGTGTATCCAATCCTGGAGGTGGTGATTGTTAATGGTGAACCTGTCTGGCAGGTGAGTGGTGGCGGGATCACCGTGAGGGCCAAAGGTGGGATGAGAGCGCTTGAGCTGTTCTGGGCGCAATGCAGCAGCAAGGGCGTGCAGCCGCCTCAATAATCCCAGGCGATCTTGCGACGTTCAGCTCTGATGCCGGTGTGAATGAAGCCCTTGGGTGCGCCGAGGCCGGTGGAGTACGGCCAGTTAGTGCGGCACCAATCCTGGACGGTGTAGACCGACACGCCGTCAATGAACCAGTCCACGGCGCCGCATCCTGGTTTGTACAGATGCTCGCTGTTGCTGGCACCACCGACTGCCTTGTTCACATGTTCTGGCCGGTGGCCGCTCGTGATGATGACTGGCTTGTTGCCGAACTGTGCGCGGGCTTTCTCGAGGAAGGTGCAGAGTTCCAGTGCGATGTTGCATTGGCCTTGGTTGGTGAAGCGGCGGCGGTCTTCGTACAAGCACAGCTCGCCATAGGTGATGTGCGGCGTGATGCGGGTGCTGAACGGTGAGGCAGGAGTAAAGCGTGGTGCCTGCTGCTGGGGCAGCGGGCTGTTGCCTGTGAACAGTGCCACCTCAGCTTTGCGGCGTCGCTCGAGGCCGGCCAGTACCGCTTCACCTGCGTGAACCCACTTGGGCAGCT